AAAGTTAGATGTTACATGGAATCTACAAGATTCTTCCATTCCATTAGAAATAAGAACTGGAGAAGATTTCTTAACAGGAATAACATGCTTGCTCTGTTTTCAGCTATTGTTAATCTATATATCTCTATATAGCTCAGACTATATCTTTATTATATATTCTATTACCAAATATATAATACCTCCCATTTCCACTATAAAGTGTACTCTACTCATTTATTCATATAGATATTTCTTCTATACTATACTTTCGATAGTCGTTGAACCTTACTCTATAAATAGAGTCTTGGCTGCTGATTGTCTAATCCTTAAGATTATCACACTATGGTACTTAAAGCTCTAAAGAGTTTCCAGCAATTAAAGAGGTTTAAACGCGACGATTTCTCGGGCATCGCGTGACCAAGACGATTGGGATCGTCTATAGCATTACATAATGGCATTGTCATTTCACCAGCTGAATATAAATTTACATCATCTAGTTTTTCCAATGTATTAGTTGTATCTTCTACTATACCTCTAATATTAGTTATCTGAGGTTCCATAGTTAAAGTTCTTGATACACCTACACCACCATCAGGAGAAGTATTTGCTGCTATTATTCCTGTCATTGATTTATCATAAGATCTTCTTTCAATAGTATAAGAATCATCCAAGTTTACTCCTCTAAATCCTTTAGTAGATACAGCGTGTAATTGCTCCATCTCTAATGTAGGATTAAGAGTAGAATAATCCTCTACTGTCTTTTGTGCTAATATTTCTTGTATTACTGCATTTTGTGGTACTGTATATTTTTTAGCACCATTACTATTTCTATATTCTACATAATTCTTAGCTAATCTCTCATAAAGAATAGCTGGTATTATTTCTCCACATCTTATTCTTGATAATCTTTGATCTATCTGAGCAGAATATTGAGAATCTGCTAATAGATTAATAGCGTATATATAAAGATCAATTATATTAGTAGGTAATTCTAATTGCTCTAGTACATCTATTGTGATTGGATCTAATACAAATTCATAAAAGTTCATTAAAGCATTCTCTGTAATAGCACTACCATATACTTTAAGAATATAATCACTATATGGTTCTTTAGTATCAAAAGATGCCATAGAATACTTCTCAGTTTTAAACATTCTAAATCCATTAAGAATTAATGATATAGGAATATTTTGTTCATATATAAGAATACAATCATTGAATTTAATATACTCTTCATTTGATTTTAATTCTTTTTCTATCTTATCTACTACTCTATAATTAACTTTCATTAACTGTAATAATTTACTTAATCCTGCCCAGAATCCTAATAACATTCCAACATATACATTCTGCCTCATTATCTTTACTTTAGCAAACATCATTCTCTTAGCAGATTTAGTTTTATGATATTCAGTTTCTAATTCTTGAGGTAGACAAGATACAATTAAATCAGTTATACTTCTATCATCATCTGTAGTTTGTTTATCTATATCTATAAAAGTTGGAGTTCCTTTTACCACTCCTATAAATATATGATTTTCTGGTATAGTAATTTTATTATCCTCTGCATATTGAATAGCAGTAGATTGATTAAAGAATATCATACTTCCTTTATATTTAAATGAAGTATATAATTTACTATACTGATCATATTCTATAGTAGTAATAAATTTCTTATTATTAGGGAATTCATAACCAACTTTAAATGCATCTCCTAATTTATCTTTATTAGCTACTACTAATTTCTTCATTCTATCTACAGAAGAACTATTTACACCATCTTCTCTTTCTATAGTCATCTTAGAATAATTAGTAACTATCTCTACTTTATTAGGAGCTATTTTAACTACTGGTAAATAGAAAGATTGGTGTTTAATAACTTTCTTATTTCCACCTATATACAAAAATCTATTATCTATAAATTTAGGTATATCTACTTTTACAGTGTGTCTATTTCTATTACCATCTTCCATATAGATAGTATAAGTATCTTTATAATTTAATTCATCTGATGTATCTTCTACTTTAATATCTCTTATGAATAAAGGAATAGATTTATCATTCAATGCTAAAAAAGCATCCATTATATCTTTTTGCATTACATCTTTGATATAAGTAGTATCAAGATTATCATATCTAATTTTATCCATATGAGTATTTGTAGTAGTTAATTGATCTGATACATCAGTAATAGGAATTTTTACATCCTTAGTTTTAACACTGATAATTTTATCTAGTGTCATATTTTTTACTTTAAGATTTTTTTGATTCTTTCTTAGTAATTCATCTCTTGCAGTAGAAGCTGTAGATTTTTCTACTTTATCACCATTCTTATTCTGATAATAAATCTTCTTAAGAAGATCGTGATTATCTTCTACTTCTTTTTTGATATTACTAGCTACTTGTACATTTACATCATCTTCAGGTACTTCAGTAGGGTCAATCTTATTAGTAACTTCTTTAACACTCTTTTTTGCTACTACTTCTAATTCTTTATCTACATCATCTTCTTTAGTTAATTCTTTTAATTCTTCATCATTAGTAATAGTATCTGGTGTTTTATCTACTTTAACTACAGTATTTAATGCTACTACAGCATTAGCAACTATTTCACTCTGAGTTATTTCTTTTTCATCAGTAGATACATTAATAGTTTCATCAGGTACTACATTCTTCATTATCTTATTCATCTCTATTTTAAGTTTTAAATAAGATTTTTCATCTAATAAAGAAGGATTAATCTTCAATATTCTATTCTTTACATAGAAGTAGTAATCAATATCTATATCCTTTAATAATTCTGGTTTCTTATATAGAGTAAAGAAAATTACATAAAGAGGATTATCTAAATTCTCTTTCAGATTCTTAGTAAGTTTATAATTATTTAAGTTACACACTATAAACTTAGTTTTTCTATTAGGAAAATCTATATTATAAATTTTCTTCATATAATCCCAATATAACTCTATATACTTCATAGGAATTACTTTAAAAGCTAAACTTCTAAATATTTCTATATACTTATATAAATCATAATAAAGATTCTTATTATCTGATAATGAACTACCCAATTTAATCTTAGGAATTAAATTAGTATCATTCTTAATTACTTCATATAATTCTTTTCTCTCTTTACTTAATCTATACTTAAATTTCTTAGTATATATTTTTCCTTGATATATCATATTAAAATAATAAAGAGGATAATTTATACCACCTATACAATTATCTTTATTATTTATAATATCTATAGATTCTTGTAGAGAATGGCTATATAACATAGCTACATTTCCTCTATCTCGTTTAATACTACCAAAAGGTAAAAAAATTTGTTTTGGATAGGTTTTAAGATAATCTATCTTTTCTGCTTTAACAGCTTCTGTATATAGATCTAAATCTTCAGATATATTTTCTTCTATCTGACCTTCCATAATAGTACGAAATAAATCGCTCATATATAAGATATTCCTTTCTGTATCGTATTATCTTGGTGTTTTTAAGTGGTTTTAAAATTTAATTAATATAAACATAATAGTAATGCTGGAAGTATTTTTACACGATCCTTCTTATTTCCAGTCTTCATAAATTTCAAATAGATTATAACTTAGATAAGATTATTAATTTTAATCTTATCTAAGTTATCTATTTTTTTATAAGAAATCTTTAATAGATTCAATCATCAAATCATAGCAATAATCTAAATCCATATCATCTAATAAAGCTTCTGTAACAGGGTCTTCTTCTTTTTTAGAACCTTCTTTAGAACTTTCTGGTAGATTTTCTATCCAAGTATTTAAGTTCTCAAGATATTCTTTCTTCCAATCATCAAATGATTTATCTTCTTTTTTATCCTCTTTAGATTTCTTATCATCATCATCAGATTCTTCATCTGGAGTATTTACATCAAGATATGAGCATTTATCAACATCTCTTAATTCCCAACCTTTTGGAGCATCTTCAAACGGATATTTATTATCAAACATAATTCTAGCATCACTATTTAATGATTTATCATCATCATCTTTCTTAATAGATTTACCAGAATAAGCATATCTTATCTTATATCCCTTATCAGTAAGCTTATCAATATATTCCTGAATATCTTTATCTATATGAGTATCATCATCTTTCTTCTTAGGTTTAGAATCTGATTTATCTTCACTATTATCTGTATCAGTATTATTTTCATCGGAATTATCATTATTGGATGTATCTGTATTATCTTCAGAGTTAGATGAATCATCTTCTTTACTCTTTTTAGTATTATCTGAATTACTATCATCATTAGAATCTTTAGAGTTCTTCTCTTCTTCCTTAGTATTCTCTAATTCTTCTTCTTTCTTTTCTATAAGATAAGTAAGACCTTGTATTCTATTCTTATATCCTATTTCTCCAGTCTTATAATACATCTTCTTAGATATCTCTAATTTATTCTTTAACGTATCTACTTCTTCTATAAGAGATATTTTATCAGAATAAGATGTATTATTATCATTATATGTATATGATTCTATATAATCACTATCTTCATATGGACTATCTGGATATTCTATATGTATCATAATAAGATAAATATAAAATGAACCAGTTTTAGGACATCTTGAACACTCTACTCTTATTTCATCCTTATATGGATTATTATTCCCTATTTCAGATATTATTCTCCGATATTTGCTAATAGCAACAGATTTATATTTATTAAGAGTATCTTTAAATGTAGCAGGTATTTTTTCTAATAATGAATAACCAACCAGTAATATAGAATTATCAGGTCTATTAAATATCACTATATTTGGAGAATTGGTTAAATTAGTACTAGAACTTGATATATGTTTAAATACCTCTATATAATTCATTATAGTCTTATAATTAACTGGATATTTACCCATTATATCATCAGTACTTGTTAATGATAATTCATAATGAGGAATAGTTGATTTATTCTCAGTATCTGCTATAATAAATCCCGGGTCATCATTATGTAATACATCTGCTTCTACTAATGTACTTAAAGCAATTCCATCTTTTTTAATCTCTTGATCATCTATAACTCTAGTTAATCTATTTATATCTTTAGATCTTTCTATAGATTTTTTTCTCATATAATTATCTATAGCATCTTTAGTATTCTCATCAGATCTTTTTAATACATCTCTTAGTTTTATTTCTAAGCTAATAAGATTTCTAGTAATATCAAACTCTTTTCTATAATTCTCTTCTGTGAATGGACGTAATCTAATAGCATATAATTTATACTTCATTTCATTAATAGATGATAAAAGAATTCTAGTATCATTACTAATATAATCTATACTATTATTATCTATATCAGATCCATTTTCCCATTCTTTAATATAATATTCTCTTGTTAATGGTTGACCATCTAATCCAACCTGTGGTAACATTTCACCCACTGATTCATCCATATTATCTATTAATAAGCTCATCAATTACCACCTTTCTTTCTTCTTTTTGATTCATCAGAAGAAGATTCTTCTGTAGATTGACTATTGCTCTCAGATTCAGAATTTTTATGCTCATCTGATGGATTTGGAATATGCATTTCTACTGATTTTGTTGGAGTAGATGTAGTTTCTGGTTGTTCTTCACTACTCTCTTCTTTATTCTTATCTTCTGGTTCATCTTCATCTTCTTCAAATGATTTAATCGTATTTGATAATTCTTCTATTACCATATTTAATCTACTAATCTCTGATGTATATTTCTCATCAATATTATTAAATCTAGTAAGAACTTCTTCCTCATATTGAGCAATTAATTCTTCTAATTCATTTATCTTAGATTCATAATTATTACTACTACAATTAATAAGAGATCTAACTGTATACTTAGCATCTTCTGCTATTCTTATAGCATTTGATTCTGGATCTAATTTTACTTTAACAGCTCTAAAAGAACTATCATTTCTTAATAATTCTCCACCACTAGTATATTTATTAACTCTCTGATTTTCTAATAAATAATATAGATCACCCTGTCCATCACCCGGATATTCTTTACCCATAGTAATAACAAGACAGTTAGTATGTAAATCTGTATTATTAATCATATCATTATATGTATCATACGCAAATACGTGCATAAGTTCTTTCATATAAGTTACCGCCTTATTCTTTATATTGAGTTTTTATTCTATTGTGATTTTAGTATATAAGTAAAATCCGTATTTCCTATATATATATTGATATACTATTTTTGTGTAATGAATGAATTAATATAACTTTATTCATTATAAGTCACTATAATATATTTTGTTTTAAGAGAGATGAGGAAGCGTCTTTCAGAAAAGGAGTTCAAAATGAAATTTGATAATGTAGTTAAAACTGTTGCAGATGTTACTAAAGACGTTGCAAAGGATATGTTGGTTTATGCCAGCGTGGGAATGGTAGTTATGGGAGCTGTAAAAGAGCTCTCAAAAGCAAAAGATTACTTCGATAAGAAGTAATCTAAATTTAAAAGATAGAAGTAAGGAGGTGATGAATACGCTTCTATCTTTTTTTTATTTTTAGAGATAGAATAAATAAGATACTAACGTTATAATTAGTTAGTATCTTATTTATTACTTGATATTATTATTAGGAGATTTATGAGGTAATTCTCGTATTTCTTCCATAAGGGACTTAACATATCCATTACCTTTTTCTTTGAGATATTTATCATATCTCTCTTCTAAAACTTGTAATAGATGAGTATTAACAAATCCATCTTCCATAACTTGATAATATTTATCAACAATAAAAGACCTAATAGATTCCTTATCAGAATCTATTAGTAATGATAATTGCTCTTTATTCTCATTAATTTCTTTACGAAATAATTCCAAATTTTCATCATATGATTTAATTTGTTTTTCTATAGCATCATCTCTTTTATCACTGATTGCTCTAGTATCTTTTAATATATCAGAAATAGCATCTATCTTATCATTAATCTCTACGGTGGTTGTTGCATATTGCTTAGATAGAAATTCTGTATTATTCTTTAATAAAGAAACTTCCTTAATCATATTTTTGATATCTTGTTTAAACCTTTTATCATTCTCTTCTTGTAGAGTTACCTCTGCAATCTTAGCTTCAAAATCGTGTTTAATTTTACTGATACCTGTAAATATTGCTGACAGTAGGGCGAAACCGCCTAAAACTACTGCCAGCATAGTACCTATATGACCAGGAAAACTATCTAGCCAGTGTAAAAACTCACTTTCCATTTATTTTATCTCCTATTCTATTTAGAAGATTATCAATAATATTTATCCTTTATTGGATAAATCATGATTTATATGCTTGTTTTCCATTACAGTTCTGTGATCATCGAGTAATCGTCTTTTCCTATATTCATCTAACTCATTATAATATTTCATAGATATATAGAATTTATAAATTGAAATTACACTAAGGTATATAATTATAAATAATATCAATAAAATGATTGTATCATAAATATCGTTCATAATACTTTCCTTTCTGAGATATATCTAATCTGTTACTATATTAATGAAGTTAGCTAGTGGATATTGTTCTTTATCATTCTTAAATGATAAATCAATAATATCTACATTGTAAGATGAAAACATTGAGTTGTGTGTGATTAAGAATGATTGCTCAGCATCAATTCTATCTATTTGATTTTCTAATACCTTAATAAATTTTTCCCTATTATTAATATCAAGAGGACCATCTATTTCATCCAGTAACATAATATTGTAATTAGTTAATACCTGTCTTGATAATGCAAACGCTATTGCTAAAGATAAAAAACTTAATTCTCCTTGAGAAGCATATTTAACATCAGTTAATCTCTTTCCTCTATTGAAAAAAGGAATAGAGAATTCGGTAGGTGTTATATCAAATGAATCAATATAAATCTTTCCATCATATGCTATATCTAATAACTCATTAGTAATCTCTTCAGTATTCTTTAGATAATTACTAATAAAGTATAAAGGCATTCCTTGTTTTGATGATAATGCATTTTTTACAAATATCATATCATCGTATATTTTATTCATATTACTTATATCTTTTCTTATTACTTTATACTGCTCTAAGTTAATAATCTTTGATTGTAATAGATTATTTTTATTATCTATTATATATTTCAATTTATTAACTTCGATACTTATATTATCTCTTTTTTCTCTATTGTCTATATATGTATTATAATCATTATTATATTTTTCATATAATACTTTTATTTCATCAAATCTCTCTATAGTATCTTTGATATCTATATATACATCCAAATCATTATTTAGAGTTTTTATCTCTTCATTAATAGTAAGATTATCATTTCTCCAATTAACAATTTTTTTATTTTCACTATTAATAAAATTCTCTGTATCATTTATCATCTTATTTAAATATGATGAATTACTTATATTAGTGATTTTTTTTAGTAGAGATTCCTCTCTACTATAATCAGCTAATAAGTTAATATAATTATCATATTCGGTTACTATTGATAATAAATCATTTATCTTTTTTTCATTATAGATATAAGCAAGTTTTTCTATATTATTAAAAATATTAATAGTTTTAAAATCCTTTTTAATATCATCAGGTAATAAATCAATAATATCTTTATAATTAGAAAAATTTGGTATTATGGTATTAATATTATTATAAACAAAACTCATATCTCTATAAAAAGATTCATCTTTATTCTTTTCATCTATATTATGATTTTTGATTATATTTTGAATTTCAAGTAATAATCGTTTAGCTTTACAATCATTCACATCACAGTTAAGATTAATATCTTCTTTACCAATATTAAACTTTTCAGCTATCATACTGATAAATAATGATGTGTCTTTATTAGATTTTTCATCTATATCTATTAAATGTGAATTAACATAGTTAATTACATTCTTATTATCTTTCATTAATGATAATACTTTAGATATTGGTTGTTTACCAAACTCATATGTTCTATTAAGAATAAGTTGTGTATTTTTAAGAAAGACTATAAATCTTTCTAAATCATCTTTATTTACAGATGGTTTATAATCCCCTAAAATATCTTCATATTCTCTTAATCTTTTTCTCATAGTAGTTAAATTATTCTTTATATTATCTATTTCTTTATCACTATTAATTTCCTTAGATAACTGAATTCTATATTCAGATAATTGATTATTCAAATTATCTAAATGAGATAAAGAATTCTGTATTAGAATAATATTACTATTATGATTATTCTTTAATGAATTAATCTTATTAGTGATATTATTAATTTTATCTCTATAATAATTAATATCTTTATTCTCTATTAAATCTTTTTTATTAATAATATTAATCATCTTATTATATATCTTAGTAGTATCTTTTACATTATCTCTAAGATTATCTAAATCTTCTATATTATTAATATTATTATTATATATAGCTAATTTATTATTATAATCCATATAGGTATTATTTAAACTATCTATCTCTTTTTCTAAATCTTTAATTTCTTTCTTATATTCATCTTTATCAGAAATTCCTAATTTTTTTTCTTTATCTATAGAATGGGAAATCATTTCTTCTAGTTGTCTTAGTTTATTATTTACTGATTTATGATACTCTAAGAATATACCTATATCATCCATTATTTTTCCCATAAAGTTTTTTCTTTCAGTAGGAGTTAAATCAATTAAAGAAGTTACATTACTTCCTAATCTAATTAACTTTAAATAATCTGAATCTAAACTTAATTCTTCTTTTACATATTCTTTGAAAGAAGTTACATTACCATTTACATTTAATTCTACACCATTCTTCTTTATATAACTTTTAACAGAATGATTCTTATCTTTATGATGGGTATAAAAATGATTAATGATATAAATATCATTATCTTTCTGAATAGTAATTTCTTTAAACCCATCTTTATCACTTAATATCAAATTAGTTGAACTTCTTACATCCAAATTACCAACATCTGCAAATGGATGTAGCATACTTAGTATAGAAGTTTTACCAGAACCATTTGGTCCTATTAATATACATATTTTATTCTCTGATTTAGAGAAATCTATAAATAACTTATTTGTATTCAAAGCACTTTTAATTGCTGTAAAATTCTCTAGTGTTAAATTTATTATCTTCATAACTTATTACACTTTCATTGATTTTATTAATATTTAGGTTAAAAAAACTATAACAGTTTAGTAATCCTAAAATCTTTAAAATCCCATAAGATTATTGATGATGTGATAAATCAAAAGTTCAATTTGTTATTTAACAACCACATCCTCTCTTTATAACATTTATTTTACATAAACAAAAAATATCATCAAGAGGTCTTATGTTTATCATAAATCGTTACTTAAGATAGATAGAGAATACCATCGTGAATATTCTCTATCTATCTTAATTATTTTAATTTATAAAGAGTTTTAATAAGATTATTAATATACTCAATATTTAAGCATAGCATTATAGTATAAGTACTATAAGTATTTTGCTTAATAAAGTTAATTTTTCTATGTTCCCAATCAATATTATAATCTATTCCCTCTTTTATCATTTTACCCTGTTTTCTTATTTTAAAATCTATAAAATCAGAATATAATAATCCATTCTCTGCATGGTACTTCATAGTCTCTCTTATAGACTCATTTAACATCTGATCAAAATCTATACTATCATTAATATCTTCTAATCTACAACTTCCTCTATTATATAATTGCCATCCCTGTTTTAAATTAAGATCTTCTTTTAATATTATATCTGTATATATAGGAATAATATCAGAATCTTCAGGATGTATAATAGGCATTTTAATATCGTATAAATTATCACTAAAGATATAATAAAATCCTGTAGAGTTAAATTCTATTCTTACAGTAAAAGATAAAGTATATTGATTCATTATACTACCAACTCTATCTCCATCATCTTTATCTAAATCAGATATCATTGTATCTATATTAACAGGATAATATCTAAAGAATTCTCTTCTTTGTGTAGAACCTTGTAGTTTATATGTAATAGGATACATAGATTTTCCATTCATATAATCAAGAAATTCTTTTGTATTTCCTTTATCATCTGCTACTGGTATTTTCACACAATCAGATATTATCTGCAACATATCTTCTGGTAGATAACTCTCTAATGAAGTTTGTAAAAAGAAAGGTCTTTCTATTCTTACAGCATTTTCTAAATAATGATAATAATCCAACTGTTGCATTAATGTAGATAATACAACTATTACATCTACATACATTACAGTGCGATTTAATTGATATTTCATTATTAGATCATTTTGTTGATCTTCAAAAAATGGTTGTAAATTAGTAGCACCCCATGTAGAATATAGATCAGTTTGTCTTTCTATAAAAGTAGTTCCTTTAAGAAATCTATCTTCAGATATACCCGGGATTCTAGGTCTAAAAATAATCATAGGTTTAGTTTTCTTAATAAACTCATGAGGAGTACTTCGTAATTGTCTATGAGCAATCTTAGAATTTACATGAATAGTCTTAAACATATTTTCTGGGAATATAGACATAATCCAATTTTGGATAAATGCTAATGCATTTCCATACGTATGAGACATACTAGACATTAGAGCGACATACCTTTTATCAGGTTTATGTATTTCTGTAGTAGAATACATCTCTTGTAATTTCTTCTGTTTTTCTTTTTCTTGTGCTATTCTTTCGTAAAGATACATCAGTAAAAACCCTTTCTATATCTTTCTAATTATGGGTTTGTTTTTTATCGCCAATATCCCGTATATCAAAAAAAAATGGTAATATACTATTTCTTTGTAATAATAAAATAGTTTTATAGTTGACCTATCGACTTAACGGGGAGAAGGAGACTTTATGAATAAGAGTTTTTGGGATGTGACAGAGGGTTATTTAGATGTAAACTACTTGGATTCAATTAGTTACGGAACGGATATGGGTACGACTGAAGAGTACTATGAAGAAGGATTAGGAGGATGGGTATCCTTCAAGATTTATAAAATAGACGGCGTAGAGTATATATGCACCCGTGAAGGATGGGTATTTAGAAATCCGTAATTACATAATATTTATATGTAACTATTAATAAATTTATTTTAAGAAGGAGATTTTATGAAAAGTATATATGAAAGAAAATTTGAAGATGTAACTAAAGGAATGAGATTTTTCGGTCTCGAAGATGAATTAAAAAATAAAGGTGGAAAGTTTGTTGGTTATACCAATGAATTCTATGAATCTTGTATATCTGGGTTTTATCGTTACCGGATTTATGAATTGGATGGAAAAAAATTTATCACCACGGATGGGTGGGAATTCCGTTACAAATAAATTAAATAAAGAGTCTGGTATTTTATCGGACTCTTTATTTAATTTATATTTTTCATTTCACTAGTAATTATATAATATTTATATGTAACTATTAATAAATTTATTTTAAGAAAGGAGACAAGATAAAATTTTTATCAAGATTTTTCAAAACAGAAAAATCTAATTTGTATAATTATAGTAGGAGTACATGAATATGATAATAATAGAACTTATTAATTATGTGAAGTCGGATTTTATAGATATCGTAGATATTTATAGAAAGATACTATCGTCTAAGATATATACTGAAGGGAATATATCAAAAATAAAAACACATTTATTAGCAGTATCGTCGTATACAATTAAAATGTCTGAATACGGATACTGTGACACGAAATCTGATATTATTAAAAAGATATTCGATATCGGTGTAAATACTATTAATATTATTGAAAATATAAAAGGTATTGATGATATCATTACATCAATAAATAATATAGTATGGGTACAATTAGTATTATATACATTACTAAAACATAATGAAGTTTGGCTTGGTTGTATTTTAGACACAAAGATTAATTTTATTCCAAGCAGTATTGGTATAAATATTATTATACCAGAGTCTAAATATGATAGAGTAATGTATGAAATAATAAAGGATATTTATCCAGAGATACTTCTCGAAGTAACAATAAAGACAGAACCGTTAATAGCACAATCATTTGAATTAATAAATGATATTGATTACCCATATATTATAAAATCAATAGAATCACCCAAATTAGACACACAAATCGCATTTGCTATACTAAAAAGAAGAGGTGATAATAATAATAAAGAAAGAGAGAATAATATGGTATCAAAAGATGAGATATTGTTAAAAGTAAAAGAGATTACTGAAAAGATTGCTGGAAGATCATTACCAGATAATATAATGGATAAATCTACTATATCTATAGATACAACATCCGAATCTATAAGAAGGTTTACTATATTTATGGAATTCGTCGATTCATTGACTAATAAACTGGAAGATGATACAGATAAAGATTATATCAAAGATATTGTGTACAATACAATTTTATCAATATTAAAATATCATAAAAATAAAATGGATTATAAAACAATTTCCCGTTTATATAATACAGTATATACAATAAATGATATGCTTAATAAGGGAAGAAGTAATATTGGTGTATATCCAGTATTTGATCATATTTCATGGATTATATATACGCTATACTGTTTGAGTATGAATAATTTAACCGAACTAAAAGAAGCAGCCTTTGATATAGATTATGATGACAGAACAATAACCATCGATGTATGTAATGTAAATAATATCGTGTATATAAATAATTTATTGAAAAATATTGATAGGTCTTATATGGGTATTCGTTTTTCCATTATTGATGATACGTACTATTTGGATAGACTTAGTAAATTAAATATGGATGATTTTAAATCAAAGAAAACTATTTTCTGTATTGTTGGTGAATCCGGTTCTGGAAAGGATACTCTTGTCAGCTACACATTAAAAGAATTTGGTATTCCATTTAAGACTGTTATTTCATATACTGATAGGGAAATGAGAGAAAATGAGACTAATGGAGTAGAGCACCATTTTGTATCTAAAGATACAATGGTAGATTTATTGAAAAATATGGAAATTGCAGTATATACAAAGATTGGAGATACTAACTATTGTACATTATTATCAGATTTAGAAGAATCTGACATATGTATCATAGACCCAAATGGATTAAATGGGTTAAAAATTAAATATAGAGATAGATTTAATTTTGTTACTGTATATATAGATTGTCCATATGATGAGCGTAAAAAGAGATTGGAAAATAGAAGTGATTTTAAATCAAGTTTTGAAAAAAGAGCTTTTGATGAAGAGAAGCAATTTACAGAATTCCGTAAGTCTCGTGGATATGACCATGTGATTGATAATGGTACTATCTCTACAGTATATAAAAGTGCAATGGTATTGTTTGATATATTTAGATATTATAGAAAAGATATAAGATAACGCAGTTATAAAAAATAACAATCGTATGATATGTTTTTGAGATTAGGAAATAATTCCTAATCTCTTTTTTTTATTTATTTTATTAATCACTTATAATTACATATTATTTGTTTAATAATAAAAATAGAAAGGAAAATAAATGGGGATTTTATCACTCTTATTAAAGAAGAAGAAACCTAAAAGAAAATTTGATATTATTAGATTTTCTTTTAAAAAGAACTGGTATTCTAAAGAATTAGATTCTTTGCTGAATACTAAGGAATGTACTAGAGTAGAAAGACTATTAAATAATTTATCTGATAGATTCTTTAATATGATTTCTGCTATTGATAGAGCTTCCAATGATATCAGTATATTAAAAGAAGCTGAAGATGAAAGTGGTGAGGTGTATAATGATATATACGAACTTAATAAGATATTTGCATTATCACATGAATGTAAAAATGATACGGTTAATCTCGTTATCAACACAAGTAAGATATCTATAATGATATCTAAAGTTTTGAATAATATTAACTATAATCCAGAAATTGAGAATATCTCAAAAATATATGATAAGTTAAAAACTATATTAGAGATATTAGGGAATGGTAATATTATAGATCTATATAATAAGAAAATTTCATTATCAAAACTTGATATAGAAGTTATCATCAATAATTATTTTATTATATATCAGAAATTATTATCACTCGATAAGAACCTTGTTTACTACAACAAGGTTTATAGAAACCAACTGAAATCTATAGGTAAATTATAATACCTATTGGATATAAAAAATATTTATTTTAAAGGAGAAAGAAAAAATGAAGAGAGATTTTTCATCACTTATTAACAAAATTGAGGCAATGAAGCAGAAGCTTACAAATACTATTGAAACTGATTTATCAAAGCTTGATATATTTCCACGTATACTGATAAGTTCTTTGAATTTGAAGTATGATCAGAAATCTCGAAAGGAAGTATATGAGGAATTAATAGAAAGAACTGCTATCATAGAGGGTCAATTGAAGGAGCCAAAACCAGCAATCAATAATATAGTTATTAAATACTTTGTGAATAATACATGTTTAATGGTTCTAAATGAATATACAGAATTATTCTGTTTAGAGGATATTAATATTGCGAATATACATTCTGTTATTGATACTATTGATAGTTTGAATAATATGCTTCTATATATAGACGACAAAAAGAAAGAAACATCTAAAATTCGTTCACTAAAGAGGATACAAACAAAGCTATTGACATTAATCTGTTATGCGACAAGTCCTCTTGTATTAGATACGGATAATTTATTGAGTGATGCTGATTTCAGAATGTCATATGATATCAAGCATAATACAATAAATGTATATACTAAAGACAATAGAAATCTTCTAAAAATTCTTGATCATATTAAGTTCGATACTGACTATTTGGTATTTCATAATATTATAAATATCATACCAGAAATTCCTACCGAAATGAAGAATATACTTAATGAACTAAATAAAGCTGAAAGATATCGTAAAGATAATCTATTCAAGGATATAGAGAATGTAATAAGAAAATCAATTAATGATAGTGGTATACCATTGGAATTGTATGATTCATCATTTATACATACATTTGGTAGTACGGATGAATTATTTGATTATATCAAAAATAATCAAGAATCATCTCGTAAAGAAGATATGAAGAATAAATTTAAACTTCGTTTTAAGAAATTTACTGATGACATGAAAGAATTCTCAAAGGAATTTGAAGGTATTAGTAAAAATATAGATGATAGTATCAATGATGGTATAATAAGTATTTTGAAGAAGAGTAAGATTAAAACACTCGATCTATTATTATTGAGATCACAACTCGAAAATAGTATTCGTAGAATAAATGATGAATTGAGTATTCTTTCAAATCCTGATATGGATTAACCAATTATTTAATATAATTTGGTGGTTTTATAATCACTAAATTATATTTTTTATATTAATATTTATAAAGTGAGGTAAAAAAAAATGTACAATATTGAAGTAAAAGAAAAATTAATGAAACTTAAAAATGATCTTAATATAAGAATTGCTACTAAATGTAGTGAATATTGGAATGATTTGGATATAAGTAATACTAATATGATAATTGATATAAAATCTGTAGATGATGTAATATCGATATTGAGTGAAAAAGCTAAGTTTATAGAAAATGAATTAATTAATGATATTACTATAGAAAGTCGTACCGATACATTTATATCAATATATGTACTTATGCGTATAGTAGTTGAATCATATTTAAATGTCCTTATAAACTATGATATATCTGATGATAATATCTACTCAGTTATCAATCTAATAAATTTCCGTTTAGTTGCTTTAAATGTATATGATAATAATGTATGTGATACAACTACATTTATAAAAGGTATTGAAACGGCATATTTATCAATACTACGTATATTTATAGCAACAGTTAGTGCAATATTATATGGAAAAAAGGCATTTGACGGTTGGGATTATATTATATCAAATAATAAACCAAATAAACAACTAGAATTGATAATATCCGATTCTACTAAGTTTAATATAGCTGATATATTAGACGTAATATATAAATTAGGATTATCGTACATGATAATACGAGACGTGAGTGATAAATTCAAAAAAGTAAATAATAATATTGAAATAAAACCTTCATCTATTAAGTTTGATGATAGCGTGGGTTTGGATGATTCTAATCTTTCAGATATAAGAAAAAACATAGTATCTGAATTTATTCAAAATATGGATAAAATAGTTAAAACTCCACCTGTTGATGATACGGTACTCAAACTCAACAAAATTCAATTATTAATAAATGATATAATAGATACTAAAAAAGATTTCTATCTACGAGTATGTGAATCAATACTATCAAAAAATTCATTAAGAATTAATGACGAAATAGATAAACTCTCTAAAAAGACTATTTATTGTATAGTAGGTGAATCTGGTTCTGGTAAGGATTCTTTAGTAAGATATACTATAGATAAATATAAACTTGATCCAAAATTCAGACCCATAGTATCATTTACGGATAGACCTAAGAGAAATAATGAGACTGATGGAGTACAACATCATTTCATATCTTCTAATGAATTTGATGATATTACTATGAATAAAGAAGTTATAGCGTATACCAAGATAGGAAAATATAGATATATGACTATAAAAGATAATTTCAATAATGGTAATATTTATGTAATTGATCCTAAAGGTCTAAAAGACTTTAAAAGAGATTATGGTGATAAATATGATATCGTTACAATATATATAGATACTCCTTATAAAGTTAGAAAACAGAGAATATCTGAAAGAAGTGATTCTAATAAGTTTATTGATAGAAGTGAATCGGAAAAACGTATGTTTGAAGATTTTAGGAAATACCGTGATTATGATTACATCATAGATAATGGTAATTTAACATCAATGGATGAAGCTTCTATGATCCTCGTAAAGATTTTAACTAAATAAAAAAAATTAGGTAACTAGGGAGAAATTTAATCTCCCTAGTTATTTTTTTTTTAACTAAATTGCAAATTCATAAACTGCTTTAAATTTATAGGATTTTCTTTTGGTAATTTCTTAGCAAATTTAAGTTTAGTATTCATTACTCTATTTATAAAGATATTTAATCTCTCATCATCATATATGAATTTAATAAACTCTAAACTAAGCATTGCTAATGCTATATTATCATTACCAGCAAATTTACTATTAGTGTAACAAGATGGATTGGCCTCTAAAAATGCTCTAAATAATGGACTTATATTCTTTTTATTCTTAGTAATATATTTATTTAATCTTTTACCATACTTATACAAGAACCATGAAATATCTTCATTAATATTTAATCCAGTAAATTTCTTACCACCTATGAAATTTTCATAATCTGTATCATAAGTTATTAATAAATATGCTAATCTTAATAACTCATAAGCTACAGTACCATTATCAAATAATCTTCCCGTCATTGGCTCATACTTAGTACCTAATACTAAATCATTATATATATAATCTATATGATATTGAATATCTTTATAATCCGATTTCTTAGGAATAGCCATTGCATATGCATTTATGTCATATATAGATTTTGTCCATCTATTTTTATTAAGAACATTTGTAGTTAAATTATAACAAGTTCTATATAAATCCATATTAATATCTATATTCATTCTATTCTTATATTTCTTACTATCTAAATCATAATACTTATTTACATTCTTAGATATCTTACTATCTCTACCCATTATCTTAGAAAATAATATAGTAGTAAATTTAATTCTGAATATAAAATTATCATATGATAAAGATTTACGACTTAACCAATCTACTGAGCTCATCTCTATAAAATTTGAATCTTTTAGTAATAATCCATCACCAAATAAACCAACGGAACCTATATATTCATTATAATCTATACCATTAAGAATACAAATCAGTTTAAGTATTCCCATAGATGCATTATTTGATATTTCTTCAACCTTTTTCTTTAATTTCATAATATACTCCTTTATATAAATTTTATTTTTCATCTATAGAGATAATATATCTATAACTTAATAAATCCCATTATTAAGTTATTCTTTTTTTTTATCCTCTTAGAAAACACAAAGTTAAACTATAAGAAAAATAAAGGTAATGAGCTTATGTATAATTTTTATAATGATTATGACTATTATCAAGAAGGAGCAAATCTTGATATAAGAGCAAAGCTTAAAGAAGCTACTAAGTTATATAATAAGAATATGAAAGATATTCAAAAAGCTTTAAAGGCTGGTGAGTATAATAATGCTCGCAGGAACATAGAAACTTTACGTAGATCTTTAGCCGATTTAAGAGAAGATATTGAAAAGGTAGATGCTAGTGAAATTGGTTCTATTGCATTTGGATTATATACAGCATTTACAATAAACTGGTTAAGAAAATTAATAATGATTCTATTAGCAATTCCTACTCTTGGTATATCATTAGGTATAGAAGAAATTAGAGCAATGATTGAAGCTTGGGGTAGACCAGCATCTAAATTTGCTAATGGCGAGCCATTAAGTGGTGATGATATGAATGCATATAAGAATACTGCATTGGAAAGAATGAATTATCTTATCGGTACATTAAAGAGAATGGATAGAAATATTCAAAAGATGGCTAATACCAAAGGTAAAAAAGTTAAAGCTACTGCTACTGAAGTAAAAAAAGAATCAGCGGCATATGATTTTAAGAAAGCTTTATATGAAGCATGTAATAATGGTCTTATTACATTATCCGAAAGAGAAGATTTGATAGATAGGACTAATACTAATACATTTATAGAAGCTGCTAGTAATACCACATATGGATATGAGTTTTTATCTACAGAAGATAAATTCAAACAGGTTCATAGAGTATTATATGAAAGATGTGCTAATGGGGAAATCTCTGAAGATGAAAGAGAAGAGCTTATATTAAATGCTAGAAGAAAATTTTATAAATAAAAAAATAGACTAGAGATTTTTTTTTCTCTAGTCTATTAATTTAATTCTTTAAGCTTCTGGTATATCTACATCAAAGCATTCTCTAAATTCTTCTCTAAAAGAATCAGCATCAAATCCTTCTGGATATACTTCAGTAATATTATCACTACTGCTATCCCATGCGAGATATAGATCATCATCATTCTGGTCTTCCCATGTGACACAGTAGACTGCTTTATTTTCTGACCTATATTCGTTTAACGAAAATTCACCAGTCCTACCCTGATACTCGAATTCGTACCATATAGATAAACCATCAGCTAACTCATTTCTTCTCTCTTGTAATACTTCCATGTTAATACTCCTTTTAAATATAATATTATTTAGTTACATAGAAATATTATATCAATATATATAATACGGATTCAGAAATATAGTTAGATAATAACTATATTTCTGAATCTTTTAATAACTTCTACTTCTTGATAAATCAAATGGTTCAAAATCTTCTATCTCTTGAGCTATACTATTTAAAGTATTCTTATTACTTTCTTCTCCTAATTGATGTCTCTCTATTACACTAGTTGGTCCTTTTGTATCACTAGGACTAAATTTAGTAGCTAATGATTCTAATGATAATGATCTACTTAATCCAAAATCATCTATTAATCTTATTTCACTACCCTCTTCAAATGGATGTGAGAAATATTCTAATCTTCTTAATTTAATATTCGTTTCACTACTTCTATATCTTCTCTTTAACATCTTAAAAGTTAAATATAATTCTCCTGTATCCATTTTAGTTTCTGGGTTTATAATACAAGTAAAATCACTATTCTCTTGTATTTCCCATGCTCCTGCTATTGAATCTCTACCAACTAATCTTGTTACATCTTCTTTTCTTGCTTGAATTGCAGCATCTATTACAGTAGCACCAGCTCTATTTAACTGCTGTGCTGTTATTACTGGTATATCATAAAACTTAGCAACTTCTTTTAATTCATTAGTAATATTCTTTAATTCTATTCTTTCTTCAGTTGCTGGTTCAAATGGTCTTATTCTTTTCATATAATCAATGATTAAAGCAATTACTTCTATTCCTTCATCACCTAAATCATTAATTATACTATAAAGGTCATTAGTATCTATTTCTCTATTCTTATATTCTTTAATAATTATATCTATATTATTTTTATCAGTTATTTCTAAATGACCTTCTTTTTTAAATTTCTTAATTACTTGCTTAGTAGTATAATTTCTAATATCATCATTATCTACTGCCATATTATACATTCTCTCAACAGTTTCTTCTATTCCATTCTCTAATGTCAAGAATAATACAGCAGGTCTTTTATCAGGGTCTTTTGTTTGTATACCTTGATTATATTTTTTAATATCTAATGCTGATTTTAATAATACGGTAGATTTACCTTTTCCAGGTAAAGCTAAATAAGTATATAATCTTTTTGATAAATAACCTGGAGATAATAATGTATTTAATCTCTGAATTCCTGTTACTAGTATTCTATTTCTATCTTTTAATCTATCTAAAGATTCTTCTATTACAGAATCAAAATATTCTGTATCTAATGAGAACATATTAGTTGAACTAGAAGTATTAGTATTTCTTTTTATATTAATAATAGAAGTAGATATATTATATAAATCATCTTGTATAGATTTATAAGTTTTTATATCATCACTATCTATTGAATCTAATATTTCTTGATATATTGATTTTAAAGTCATTACATAACCAAATTCCAATACATCATTTAATTTTCTTATTATATATTTACTTTCTTCATGTGATATGGTACCATTAGGTATAGTATCTATAATATCACTTATAACTTGATTACATTCCACATCATCTTTTAAGTATGTAGTAATAAATTCAAATGGAGAATCATATCCATCAAATAATCTTGCTTGTAACGTTTTTCTTATGATCCATATTCTTGCACTTAATGATGGATTTTCTTTATAATAACTATCATCTATATGGTTAAATAACTTATATATGTTATTTAATACTTTTCTTGTCCTTAGTACACTATCTTTATATATAAAATACATTGTCATATTCAATGTAGTTAAATCAAATTTTACTGGTATTAAATTAAGATTTACTTTTGATATATCATTAATTTTCTTTTTTGTTTCATTATCCATAATTGAAATGAATCCTTTCTGGATATTTAATTTTTAAGATTATTCTGATGTGAGAATGATTTTATAATCTAATTCACCTATATATAAATTTAATTTAAGAAAGGAAACAAAATAAAATGACAGTAGAAGAATTATACGAAAAGTATTATTACAAATTTATTGATGATGAGAAAGAAATTAAGATATTTGAAGAACATGGGTTAGAATTTCCACATTATGAGGAATTCCTAGCTATGAAGAAAGGATTAGACTTATTCGATCCGAAGAAGCATAATTCTATTCCTTTAATAAATAATTTCTTTGCAGATGAATTTCCTCGGTATGATAAATTTAATATATATCTAATTAATAGTCTTATTAGGTGGGTTATTAATAGAATACTCGATTTAACTAAGAAGTTTGTTCCAGATATAGTTAAAGAAATACCCGATGAAATAATTACTAATATAAAAGAGTTATATAAATTTACAGAATATAAAATATTCGATAAACTGAGTTGTCTCCCATCTACTCGGATGGACTCAAATGATATTGAAATTATATGTAGACCGATGTATTATTATGCATATAATATATTAGAGAAAAGCATTGATATCTACTTAAAAACATGGGATTAATAGGCTATGAAAGGAATAAAGAAAAAATGACATATGAATCATTTTTAACTATGGTTGAAAATTCCAATAAAGACCTATTATCTATAGAGTATGATTTAACTAATGCTATTGGAAATTATTATACAGAAGCTTTATTATTTGGTCAAAGAAAAACAGATGAACGAGATAGACTGTGGACATCTATAAAAAAATTCTTTGCTAAATTAATTGCTGGATTTCAAGAATTCAATAGAAAAGTTATTATAGAAATTCAATATAGGGTAAAAAGATTAATAACTAAATTCTCTA